TTAGTGCTCGCCATAGATCTTGCTAACGCTTTTGTATATCTAGACGCTAGTCTGTCATACAAGTTATCTTCGATAGCTTCCTCTGTAATTGCGAACGCTAATGCAATCGTTTCATTTGTGTAACGAGCTGTGAAAGTTTCTTGCGCATCGTCGAATGCCACGCCTTGACCTTCAGGTTTGACTGCTGCATTTGAGAAACCAGCTAACATTACTTCCTCTTCGAAAGCTCTGTCTGAAGTTTCTGTATCAAATATTTCAGTCCACTCGTCAGCATATTGTTTGTACTCTAGTCCAAATAGTGCATTTAGACCAGGCTCTAGTTCTTTAACTAGTTGTGCTCTTGATATTGCCATAGTTATATACTCCTATTTGTTATTAATTGTACAAGCTACTAGCTGGTGCAATTACTACGACTTGGTTTGAACCAACCGCGCCATTGTCATTGTTTTCTGGATCGTCAGCAGATCTCACAAGTTTAAACATGTGAGTTCCAGCAGATCCTCCACCAATGTCTAAAGTTACAGTCGATTGACCGTCTTTAGCATCACTAGCTGTAAAGCTGTTTACGTTGTAGCCAGCGCTTCCGTACATTGATTGTGTAACGATTGCATCCGATTTTCCAACATACTCTTGGAAAGGATTGTCATTTACAAAACCAAAACCGTCAGTACTGCCTGTGTTATAGTTAGTCCCAAATGTTGTGCTTGCTGCAACTGAATTTGCGAACGTTGGTTTGCTTGTAGAGTTATCTATATAGAAAGCTCCATTAAACACACCAATAAGAGGTGCGTTTGCAGAGTTATCATAAGTAGCTCCACCTGCTCCTGTGTCATCAGTTGTTGCGAAACTTGCATCTTGTATGTAACCTTCGTCACCAGAAGAATCCTGGATAGAAATTGGGTTATTTTTG